ATTTTCAAGAGTTAAAAGAAATTGAAATTCTTAATGAAAGACTGACTGCATTGCAGGCTATCAATGATTACGTTGGTACTTATTATTCAGTAGAATATGTCCGTCGTTATGTATTGCACCAGTCTGATACAGAAATTGAAGAAATTGATAAACAGATTGAACAAGAAAAGAAAGACGATGTTATGGATGATGATGCTGGTTTAGATCCAGGCAGACCAATTGGTAGTAATATGCCTGAACCAGAGGCTCCGGCTGAGGCACCACCCATGAATGGTAATGGTGCTGCGACAGTTCCAGGTGGTGATGAAGGACAAGCTGACGCAGATCAGGAATATTCAGGTCCAGAGACTGCGTAAATTATAAATATTAGAGGAATATACAATGGATAAGAATCTTAAAAAGATGATTGACAATGTTGCCGACGGTGATATGGCTGCTGCCGGTGATGCATTTATGGCTGCTGCTGATGCACGGAGAGGTGAAGCGTGGCAACAGGCAAAAATAGATTATGCCCAGAGAGCTTTTACAGAAATTGATTTGGGCCCAGTTTCACCCGGACAAGATACGGGAATCACAGGTGACCCGGCCGAAGTAGAGGAAGAATAAATGAAACTTATATCTGAATCAATAGAAGATATTGATTATCTTATAGAAGATGATGACTCTGGAAAAAAGAATTATAAAATTCGGGGTCCATTTTTACAAGCCGAGGTTAAAAATAGAAATGGTCGCATCTATCCGATGCACATTTTAGAAAAAGAAGTAGGCAGATATAACAAAGAATACATACAGAAAAATAGGGCATTTGGTGAACTCGGCCATCCAGATGGCCCTACTGTAAACTTAGAGAGAGTATCACATATGATTACTTCTTTGCACGCTGAAGGTACTAATTTCCTGGGTGAAGCTAAGATACTGGATACTCCGTATGGTAAAATTGTAAAGAATCTCATAGACGAAGGTGCCAAGTTAGGGGTTTCGTCCCGAGGTATGGGGTCTCTCGTTCCTATGCGAGGTGCCCAAGTTGTAAAAGATGATTTCTATCTGGCAACTGCTGCAGATATAGTCGCAGATCCGTCTGCCCCCAATGCTTTCGTAGAAGGTATTATGGAAGGCAAAGAGTGGGTATGGGATAACGGCGCAGTAAAAGAGATGGATATTGATGCTTATAAGAAAGAATTGGACATGAAGTATCAAAAGGCGCAAGCTAGAGAAGAAAAGGCTGTAGAAATCTTTGAAGATTTCATGTCAAAGTTTTGAATATTATAAATAACTTATATGTACATTAAAAGAAGGGAGTATTCCAAATGACGGATATTAACACTGAACTAGAGAGAATTGCTGATGAAACACTTGGTAACCCTCTAGAGGAAGCACAGGGCACCTTAGATACTAAAGGTGATCCTCGGGCTCCCATGAAAGGTGCCGCAAAGGCCCAGAAAGAAGCCAAACTTAATGGTGGAACTCCGGGTGGTGAGACGGTAGATATGGGTCCCGCAGTTGTTTCTCCAGAAGCTAAAACCGATCCGGGTGATGCCGCCTCTAAAAAGGCGAAAAAGGCTAGTCCTCCTACAACCAAACCTTCTGACGCTTCTTCTACACCTATGGGTGATGGCAGTGGTGAGATGAAGGTGGGGACACGGGAAGAATTAGACTTAGAAGGTGTCGATCCTGAGGAGAAAGACCTAGAAGCTGCTCGTAAAGCCGAGAAGAAAAAGGCTGGTAAGGGTGGTGGAACAGCAGGTCGGCCTCAGGAAGAGCCGGATGAAGATGAAGAAGAAGATGGAGAAAAGAAACAAGACGACGAAGATGAAGATGACGAAGAGGAAGCTACTCGTAGTAAAAAGCGTCCTACCGCTGAAGAGCGTGTTGCCGCACTTGATCTTTCCGATGATGTTGATGCATTGACATCTGGTGAAGGTCTTTCTGAAGAATTTAAGACAAAGGCTGCTACAATTTTTGAAGCTGCGTTGAAGTCTAAGATTCGTATAGAATTAGAGCGTCTAGAGGAAGAGTATGCTGAGGCTTATGATTCTGCTATTTCCGAGGCAAAAGATGAGTTGACCACTAAGGTTGATGGTTATCTGACGTATGTTGTCGAGGAGTGGATGAAGAAGAATGAGTTGGCAGTAGAGCACAGACTAAAAACTGAACTCGCTGAACAGTTTATTGCAAGCCTACGGGCACTGTTTGAAGAGCATGATATTGCAATTCCTGATGAGAGATTTGACATGCTTGAGGCTGCTGCAGAGCAGGCTGATAATATGGAAAGTCGCCTTAATGAGGAGATTGAAAAGAATATCACGCTGACACAACAGGTAAATGAACTGTCACAGAATGAAATTCTTTTAGATGTGGCTTCTGATCTTGCAGATACAGAAGTTGAGAAGTTTTCAGAACTTGCAGAGAGTGTAGAGTATGAGAATGCTGATGATTATCGTTTGAAGTTAGAGACAATCAAAGACTCTTATTTTCCGAAAGCTATGATAAACGAAGAAGTAGAAGCAGCGCCGAATTATGAAGATGTAGAAATGTCATCCGGTAAAATGGCTGCATATATGACTGCTATTGGTAAAATTGAAAAACGAGCTAATGGTGCGTCATAAAATTTTTTTAAATAAAAAAAAGGGAGATAACAATGTATAACACTGAACACTTACAGGAAAAATGGCAGCCAGTCCTAGAGCATCCTGATCTTCCCGAGATTAAGGATCCTTATCGGCGTGCTGTTACAACTGTAATTTTAGAAAATCAGGAGAAAGCCATGCTTGAGGACCGTGAGTTCTTGGGTGAGGCGGCCCCCACAAACAAAACAGGTTCGGCGATTGCGAATTGGGATCCTATCCTAATCTCGCTGGTTCGTCGTGCGATGCCTTCTCTTATTGCTTATGATATATGTGGCGTCCAGCCAATGACTGGTCCTACAGGTCTTATCTTTGCAATGAAGGCTCGTTATACCTCACAATCTGGATCAGAAGCCCTGTTTAATGAAGCTAACACAGCGTTTGCAATGCAGAAAGCTACAGGTACTGCTACACAGACAGGTAGAGATGTCATTAATGCCATTACAACCACTAATTATAGTGTGCAGCATGGTATGACAACGGGAGCTGCTGAAGCTCTAGGTGATTCTAGTGCGGATGCTTTTGCACAGATGGCTTTCAGTATTGAGAAGTCAACGGTAACGGCTCGTTCCCGTGCTTTGAAAGCTGAATACACAATGGAACTCGCACAAGATTTGAAGGCGATTCACGGACTCGATGCTGAGACCGAACTCGCTAATATTCTTTCTGCTGAGATCCTTTCGGAAATTAACCGTGAAGTAGTTCGTACTATTTACATCAATGCTCGACAGGGTGCCCAGGCGAATGTAACGACCCGGGGTGTCTTTGATCTTGATACAGATTCCGGCGGTCGCTGGTCTGTTGAAAAATTCAAGGGCTTGATGTTTGCGATGGAGAGAGATGCTAACGTAATCGCTCGTGACACACGCCGTGGTAAAGGTAACATTATGATTTGTTCCGCTGATGTTGCGTCTGCTATGACAATGGCTGGTTTGCTTGACTATCAATCTGCTCTTCAGGATAACCTGAATGTAGATTCGACAGGCAACACTTTCGCCGGTGTCCTAAATGGTCGCCTTAAAGTATACGTTGATCCGTATGCGAATATGGCACTACCATATGCAGCTCAAACAACTACTATTTCTACTGGTGCTTCTACAACACAGTATTTTGTGGTTGGTTACAAGGGTACTTCACCTTATGATGCTGGTCTATTCTATTGCCCATACGTTCCGTTGCAGATGGTCCGTGCGGTCGGTGAGAATTCCTTCCAGCCGAAGATTGGCTTTAAGACACGTTATGGCTTAATTGTTAATCCGTTTGCAGAGCAGAATGTGCCCGCTTCGGGTCCAGGTACTGCAAATCAAAATGTGTACTATCGTCGAACACAGGTAAATAACCTGACGTAAGATGTAATTTAAAAAAGTATCCGCCATAATACAATTATAAAGGATACAATTTTGGAACGCCCCTCCACCGCAGGGGCGTTTTTTTTAGGTCTATAGGTTATAAATAGTAGAGATTAAAGAGGAGTAATTGTAATTACACAAGCGGTCTACTCCCACCGTTATGAAGGAGAATTTAAAATGGCGATAGTACAACGAGAGATGATGGATACTGACTGGAGATTTCTGAATGAAATTATCCTGTCAGCTGAAACAAATGCTGGTGTTATAATAGTCAATGTTTCAGATTTGCAATTTTGGGCCGCAGGTTCAATAGTAAATATAGCAAAGATTTTTTGGACTTCTGATAGTCCAGCAGGTGGTTTGCAACTTTATTGGGATGCTGGCACAGATGATAGAGCAATAACATTACTAGGTAATGGCAATTATGGTTATTCGCCAGGACAGCCTGCTTTGCTTAATCCTCAATCAGCTAGTGTTACTGGTGATATAAAACTTGTAACTGGTGCGGCTGCAACAGGTACTATTGTTATAGAGTGTCACAAGTATCAAAGACTTGCAAATGCTGGTACTGGTGGTGATTGGCCACAGGGTGGATAATGGCAACAGTTCCTAATGCAAATGTAGAACCTACATCAGTTAGTTCTGTAAGGAAAAAGACAGGCGTCGCTGGGGTAAGTGAGTTTAATACTAACCCCAGAGAGCCTACAACTTTTGATTATGCACAAAATAATCAGTTTACAGTTTATATACCTATTTTTCCTTTAATAGAATGGTTTGTGGTAAGTTGCAACGTCCCTGGTATCACTATGGGCCAGGGCGTTGTACCTACCCCGTTGGTAGATTATCCTATCGTGGGTGAAAAACTTACTTACGACCAATTTAGTATGACGTTTCTTGTAGATGAGAAGCTACAGAATTTTATGGAGCTTCATAATTGGTTAATTAACATGGCTCCTCCACAAGATCAAAGTCAATTTATGGCCACAACAAGTGATTATGTAATACCCACAGGTCAGAATACTAAATTTTATCCAGCAGGTAATGCAGATTCACAAACATCTACAGGCAGTACATCTGATAGAGCATTGTATTGTGATATAACATTGTTTATTTTAAGTTCTAAAAATAATCCTGTGGCTACTGTGGTTATGAGAGATGCATTTCCTGTATCATTGAGTTCATTAGATTATAGTCAGCAAGAAACTGACACCACTTATGTACAATGTAATGTGACCTTTGCTTATCCTTTTTACACTCTCAAGTCTGTATAAATAATCCAGAGAAGGTAGTTACGGTAATCGGATTAAGTATGTTATCTTCCAACAACGTGTAGGTGGAAGTATATTTAGGAAGTACGGCAAGGGTTGGTTATCCTCTGATTACCTTCTCACCTTTATATTATGGAGTAGAAAATGGATTTAATTGAATTACAAAATGACGTAGATCGTGATTTAAAAATAGACGACACTGAATTGGATTTGGAAAGTATAAGAACCCCACAGTTACATAATAAGTACCTCAAGCATTATACAAAATATTCTTTACAGTTAAGAAAGGCGAAGGATGATTATAAAATCCTTCACCGACAGAAATGGGAATACTATACAGGTAAAGCTACGCCTGAAGTATATCAA